TAAGTGACAGAGAATTAATTCAAGCAGCGGACAACGAGCCGCCCTCAAAAGAGTTGCAACAAGAACTTGCTAACCGCTTGTGGGATGCGCTATATAAAATGCGTGAGGGAGAGGCTCGTGGCCTTAACTCCTGAAGGCAAGGTCAAAGCGAAAGTCAGGCGCTTACTGGATGCAGCAAGCGTGTATTACTTTATGCCAGCTACGGGCGGTTACGGTCGCTCGGGTGCGCCTGACATCGTGGGTTGTTGTGACGGTAAGTTCTTTGCAATCGAATGCAAAGCCGGTAAGGGTGTGACCACCGCCCTACAAGACAATGAGCTGCGTAAGATTAAGGAGGCGGGTGGTATCGCATTGGTCATTAACGAAACTAATATCATGGATGTGGAGTTGGTATGGACGTAGTTGTATTGGATTTTGAAACGTACTACGACCATGGCTACAGCTTGACCAAGCTGACTACCGAGGAGTACATCCACGACATACAGTTTGAGGTGATTGGCTTTGCCTACAAGCGCAACGATGAACCTACAGTCTGGGTTGATGGGCGTGACGAGGATCAGATCGCCGTAGCTCTTGATGCGATCGACTGGGCTAACACCGTATTGATTGCGCACAATGCAGCTTTCGATGCCGCTATTCTTTCGTTTCGGTTCAACATATACCCAAAGATTATCATCGACACCCTCAGTATGGGTCGTGCGATGCGTGGGGTGGACGAGAGCGTGTCGTTAGCTAACATGGCTTTGCACTACGAGGTGGGCGCAAAAGGTACCGAAGTGTTAGATGCTAAGGGTAGACACATCGTTGACTTTAACAATGCAGAACTTGCCGCTTATGGTGCGTACTGTGCGAACGATGTGGAGCTTACCCACAAACTATTTCACCGTATGATGGCAGACGGCTTTCCAAAGGCTGAGTTAAAACTCGTTGACATGACCATCAAGATGTTTACCCGCCCCCTACTGGAGCTTGATCTAGACATGCTCAACGCGCACTTAGTGGAAGTCAAAGAGGCTAAGCGCATGCACCTGATTAACACCCTGCAAGCTGTGGGGCGCGATGACCTAGCCGCTGTAGCTATCGTGGGTGGTACTGAGCATGAACATATACAGAAAGCCTTGCGCTCCGGTGCGCAGTTCGCATCCATGCTGGAAGGGTTAGGGGTTACTGCGCCGATGAAGGTGAGTCCAACCACAGGCAAGCCCACCTTTGCATTTGCTAAGACCGATGAGGCATTTAGGGCATTGCTTGAGCATGACGATGTACGGGTGCAGACGGTATGCGCCGCTCGCTTGGGGTTGAAGTCTACGCTTGAGGAAACTCGCACCGAGCGGTTTATTGGTATGGGCAAGCGAGGTAAGCTGGCTATACCCCTGCACTACGCGGGTGCGAGAACCTATCGTTGGTCAGGTGCAGACAGCGTGAACTTACAGAACCTACCGCGCAAGTCAAAGATCAAGCAAGCTATTCGTGCGCCCGAGGGTTTCACGATTGTCGGGGCTGACTTATCCAACATCGAGCTTCGGGTGGGGCTATGGCTTGCGGGGCAGATGGATAAACTCAAGGCACTAGGTGAGGGGCGTGACCTGTACAAGGACTTCGCCTCAAGCGTGTTTGGTGTGCCATACGACGAGGTTACAGATGACCAACGCTTTATCGGCAAGACTTCGCAGTTGTCCTTGATTTACGGGGTAGGCGCTAAGAAACTACGGGCTGCGATCAAATCAGGTTCCAAGGTGGATATCGGCGAGACTGAGAGTCAGCGTATCGTAGACCTATATCGGCAGGAGTACGCCCATGTAAAAGCTGCATGGGATCATGGCGAACGCGCCCTTACCGCAGTGCATCAAAATAAGCAGATGGCGTATGGGCGGCGTGGACTTGTACAAGTCTTAGGTGCGTCAGGGGTGCTACTTCCGTCAGGGCTTATCCTGCGTTACCCCAAGTTGGATCGAGTTACCGTGGACGATAAAACTAATTGGGCATACACCACCCGCAAGGGGCAGGAATTTATCTACGGCGCTAAGTTCTTTCAGGGCGTGGTGCAATCACTGGCAAGGTGTGTCATTGGCGAGAGCATGATCCGTATTGATAAAAGCTACCCAACTTTGCTAACCATCCATGACGCTGACTACGTATTAGCCCCTGACGCAGAGGTTGAAGCGGCTAAAGCCTTTGTGTATACTGAGATGTGCAAAGCACCAAAATGGATGTCAGACATACCACTGAACGCACAGGTTAAATTTGGTAAAACTTTAGCGGATTGTTGATATGGACAACGCAGTAGCATGGTCGTACTCGGCACTTAAAACATTTCAGTCATGCCCAAAGAAGTATTACCATTTAAAAGTTGTTAAGGACACCAAAGAATCCCCAACGCAAATCATGTTGTATGGTATTGCAGCACACAAAGCTGCGGAGTTGTACATCAAAGAAAGTATACCGTTGTCCTCGCAATATGCGTACATGCAGGAGCAGTTAGATCGCCTCAAGGCGTTGGAAGGCGAGAAGTTGTGTGAGTTGAAGTTTGGATTAACCGCCGCCATGGAGCCTTGTGGGTTCTTCGATAAGGGTGTGTGGCTGCGGGGTGCAATTGATCTGCTGGTTATAAACCACGACAAAGGTACTGCCCGTATGATTGATTACAAGTTTGGTAAATCTAAGAATGCCGATAGCAGTCAGTTGCAGTTGATGTCGTTGGTGGTGTTCAAGTTGTACCCACATGTGAAGTCAGTCAAAGCTGGGTTGTTGTTTTGCCAAGAGGATAAGTTAGTGCCAACGAAGTACGATGCGGACGCAGCACCTACTATGTGGATGGACTGGTTGCCAGAAGTACAGCGCCTCGAAGCGGCTTTTAAGCACGATGTATGGAACGCTAACCCATCTGGCTTATGCCGAGGTTGGTGCCCTGTAACTAGTTGTGAACACTATGAACCACGGAGATCATAATGCCATATAAGAACAAAGAAGATCGTAATTACAAGCGTGAATACGAGCTGTATCACGGCAAACCAGAACAAATCAAACAACGCGATGAGCGCAATAAAGCTCGCGCAAAAATGGTTAAAGCTGGTAAAGTAACTAAAGGCGATGGCAACGATGTTGCGCATGTCAAAGCGGTAGATAAAGGCGGTTCGATCAAAGACGGACTGCGAGTTGAAGATGCTAATACCAACCGATCATTTAAGCGTGACTCAAAGCGTAACCTAGTATCAGAAGTTAGTAAGCGCGAGCGTAAGAAGAAGTAAGTATCTACACGCATGGGCATATAGTGTCTATGCGTGTGGGTATACGGGGGTTAGCGCCCTGTAAGGCATGGAACCATAGGTACCTTGGCAGGCACCTGCACTCTTCGCCGCTCTTTGATTTGAACCCTGCTTTATGGGAACCCACACTAATTTAAGACCGTGCACATTGTGCTTTCGGTCTATTTTGCATCGGAGTTTTAATGGAAGTAATTGAAAATCGGGCGTTGAAGTTACGAGTACGCAACCCCGCTCGGATACTAAATGTCATACCAAAAAGCGCGGTAGTCGCTGAACAAGACGGGCTATATGATGTGTTGGTTCATTGGGATATAGACTCAGCACAGGTGCTAAAGAACCTGAACATTCGCAACGTACCGTCACCCATCATTGCTAAGTACAAGTGGACAGGTGCGCGAGAACCCTTTGCGCATCAAAAACAAACCGCAGCATTCCTTACACTTAACCGCAGGGCATTTTGTTTCAATGAGCAAGGCACCGCAAAGACTGCATCGGCTATATGGGCGGCGGACTACCTAATGAACATAGGGCGTATTAGCCGTGTACTGGTGATCTGTCCGGTATCGGTCATGCAAGCTACATGGGTAAGCGATCTATTCCTGTGCGTGATGCATCGTACCGTTGCCGTGGCGCATGGCGATAGGCTCAAACGCAAGAAGATCATTGAAGCTAATACTGAATTCGTAGTTATAAACTTTGATGGTGTTGCGGTTGTGCAGAAAGAACTGATGGCAGGTGGGTTTGATTTAGTTATTATCGACGAGGCTAATGCTGTAAAGACTGCAACCACAGAACGCTGGAAGTGCATCAACAAACTAATTCAACCCGACACATGGTTGTGGATGATGACGGGCACACCCGCATCGCAGTCACCGCTTGACGCCTACGGCTTAGCACGCATGATGCACCCAAGCACTGCGCCTAGATCGTTTGGTATGTTTCGCGACTCTGTAATGTCTAAGATTACAAACTTTAAATGGATACCCAAACCTACAGCGATTGATACTGTTAACAAACTACTACAACCCGCCATACGATTCACAAAAGAACAGTGCCTTGATTTACCGGACATCATTTACACAACCCGCGAAGTGCCACTCACGCGCCAACAGAAGAAGATGTACGATGATCTGCGCAAGAACTTAGCGGTGCTTGCCGCTGGGGAAATTATCTCGGCAGTCAATGCGGCGGCAGGACTAAATAAGCTGCTACAGATATCGTGCGGTGCGGTGTATACGGATGATCGGCAGACAGTCGAGCTTGATATTCGCCCACGCTACGACGTGCTGCGGGAAGTTATTGATGACACACCGCACAAGGTGCTTGTGTTCGTGCCCTATACGCACACCATCGAGCTACTGTTAGAAAAGTTAATTGCGGATGGGTACTTGGTAGACACCATACATGGTGGGGTTAATCCTACAAAACGCGCAATGGTTATTAAGGCATTCCAAGAACAACCTAACCCCAAGGTGTTAGTCATCCAGCCTCAAGCTGCGTCACACGGTATCACACTGCATGCTGCGAATACGATTGTGTGGTGGGGTCCCATCATGTCATACGAGACATACGCACAAGCCAATGCCCGTATCCACCGCGCAGGGCAAAGAAACAAATGCTTAGTGGTCAAGCTGCAAGGTAGCCCTGTAGAAGTAAAACGATACAAAGCACTAGATAATTGTGAAGATACCAATGTAAGCCTGTTGGCATTGTATGAGGAGATCATCAACGGATAGCACTTGACAATGTAAATACATAAGACTAATATACAAACTTACCGGAGAAAGTACATGGACATAACCGTAGACAAGATGGTCAAAGCATACATAAAAATGCGTGACCACCGCAGTGCGATTAAGGCGCAGTATGAAGATGAAGATAGCCAGATCAAAGAGCAGATGGAATCCATCGAGAGCGAACTGCTAGAGTTGTGCAAGACTACAGGAACTGATGGGCTAAAGACGCAGTTTGGCACGGTGTCCCGCTCTATCAAGACACGCTACGACGCGACCGATTGGGAGTCCATGCACAGGTTTGTGTTGGAAAACAGCGCACCGGATTTGTTGGAACGCCGAATCGCCCAACGCGCTATGCGCGAATTCATAGAAAACAATCCTGAGCTTATGCCCCCCGGCTTGAATGTCACAAGCCAATACGCAGTAACCGTCACGAGGAGTCGCAAGTAATGCTAGAGCGTCCTATAACGACCGCGCAAGTCGCGAACATGATGAACATAAGTAAAACCACAGTCGTAAATTTAGCGAGTAAGAAGGAGAACCCATTACCATCAATACGTGTAGGAAAACACTATCGTTTTTTCTTGAGCGATATAAAAAGATATTTCAATATCTCAGACGACAAGCTTGTAGAATCTAACCCCCAACCAATCGGAGCAATAAATGAGTGAACTTACTCTATTCAACACAGCAAAACTGCCCACCTACCTCAAGGGCATTGCCATGGACGAAACCACCCGTAACCTAATCGGTGGTGGTGATTCGATTTCGCGTATATCAATTCGAGGCGGTGTGTTCCGCAAGATTGTGAACGGCGAAGAAGTTATGCAGAACGATGACCGTGCAATGAACATTGTTATCGTCAAGAGCGCACCTAGCGTACATCGCACATTCTATGCGGGTGCTTACAAGGAAGGCGAGAACGCAGCCCCTGATTGCTGGTCATCGAACAACGAGACCCCCGATACAATCGTGCGCAATCCGCAAAGCCCTAAGTGCGCTACATGCCCACAGAATATTAAAGGTTCCGGTCAGGGCGACAGCCGTGCATGCCGCTTTACCCGTAGGCTTGCTGTAGTACTTGATAACGATATCTCGGGTGATGTGCTTCAGCTTGCGTTACCTGCGCAGTCTATCTTCGGTAAAGGCGAGAAAGGTAAGTTGCCCCTTGAGGCTTATGTTAAGTTCCTCGCGGGACACAGCTTGCCTGTAACCGCTGTAGTGACTGAGATGCGGTTCGATACAAACTCGGCAACACCTAAGTTGACTTTCAAACCTGTGCGACCACTTGAGCAGGACGAGTACACAGCGGTTGTTGCGCGTGCAGAAAGCAGTGAAGCAAATGCTGCTGTCACGATGTCGTTTACACCCAAGTCAGACAAGGGTGGTGAAGCGTTTGAGGCTGATGATGAAGCCAATGCAGTAGTTGCGGCAGCAGTTGCCAAGCAAGCCAAGCCTACTCCTGCGGATGATGCGGCAGATGTAGCGCCAAAGGTTCGCGGTAAGGCTAAGGTCGCGGATGTTAAGTCCGTGCTAGACCAGTGGGCTGACGACGACGCTTAATAAGCGCATAGGGCTACCGCGCAATCGGTAGCCCTCACTACAAACCTTGGAGACATACATGAGTGGGTATTCGATTACGTTATCGAAACGAATCAGTAAAGCTAGTAACACAGTTGGCGGCGCACTAGGCGTTATTGCCGTGCGCAAAGAGATAAGTGTGGCGTACATCGCTGAGAAGGTAGGTGTATCCCGCACATGTATATACGATTGGTTTACAGGGCAGTACGATCCGTCTCCCGAAAACCTAAAGCGATTGCAAAGATTGCTAGGCAAGTAGCCCCCAAGAGGGTTTGTCATCGTATAAAAAGAAGCACTATATGACACCTACAGAATTCCTGCGCTTTGTGCTTCCTGAATCGGGAACATATTGCTTAGCAGCCATATTAGGTAAGAAGGTCGAGCAGTTATTTCTACCCGCTATCGCTGACTTTGAGGCGGTGAGCGCAACGATTGACGCGCCAGTTAATCAGTACTTTGCATGTGCATCATTCGTAGACGGAACGGAACGTAAACAATCTAAGGTTGCTAAGCTGAAATCTTTTTGGCTTGATGTGGACAGCAACAAAGACGATGGTAGCGGGTATCCAACACAGACGGATGCAACGGTCGCCGTTATGGATTTTATAAAAGCTACAGGGTTACCACATCCTGTAGTGGTCAGTTCTGGTAACGGGCTACATCTGTATTGGCCTCTAGACAAAGAGATATCACCCGAGGTGTGGCTACCTATAGCCAAGCGCCTTAAGGAAGTGTGCACTGAGCAAGGACTCCGTGCCGACCCATCATGCACATCGGATTCCGCACGCATACTGCGCATCCCCGGTACATTCAATTACCGTGATCCACAAAACCCCAAGCCTGTCGAGATACTTAAGCCGCGTAAAACACCTATCAGGTTAGTCGCATTTGCAGAAAAGCTAGGCGCAGGTAAAGTTATAGCACCTGCCGCCGACACAGAGTTACCGTTTGTTGTACCTAAGAACATCAAATACACAATCGACGATACGACTAAAGCCTTCCTACAAAACAACGTCACACGATTCAAGAACATATTAGTCAGAACCGAGACCTGCACACAGCTCAAACACATTTGCGAGAATCAAGCACAGGTCAGTGAGCCGTTGTGGAGAGCGGGATTGTCTATTGCACAGGTCTGCATCGACCGTGATGAAGCTATCCATGCAATGTCTAGTCAGCATCCAAACTACTCGCACAAAGAGACTGAGGACAAAGCCAACAAGACTGAGGGTCCACAATACTGCAAGACGTTTGAGGGTTTGAATCCTGATGGCTGTAAGGATTGCCCACTGCGGGGTAAGATCACTACGCCTGTTGTGCTAGGGCGCGAAGTACTACGCGCTACCGAAGAAGATAATGTTGTAGTTGTTACCGACCCGTTGACTAAGACCGCTGTGCAGGAGGTCATCGAGCCGTTTCCATTCCCGTTTTTTCGCGGTAAGGCGGGTGGTGTATATGTTGAAGCAGGAGAGGGGGAGGATCGCACGGAGTTATGTATATACGAACACGATTTCTATGTAGTTAAACGTATGCAAGATCCTGCATTGGGTGAATCCATACTACTGCGGCTAAAGCTGCCGCACGATGGAATACGGGAGTTTGGATTGCCACTGCCTGTGGTGGTGTCTAAGGATAAATTTCGTGATGCAATTGCGGAGTATGGTGTTATGGCAAGCGGTAAAAATTTCGATACGTTGATGACGTATATTCAAAAAACAACTAAGAGGTTACAAATGCGAGAGCGTACAGAAAACATGAGAACACAAATGGGTTGGACTCCTGAGGGGTCATTTCTAGTTGGCGATAGGGAGATCATACCCACCCCCAACGCAACCGAGGTCAGCAGATACAGCCCACCGTCAACCGCTACCCTGCGTGTGGCAAGCATGCTGCAAAAGAAAGGCGACTTAGAGGAATGGCGCAAGGTTGTGAACTTCTACGACACACCCGGACTAGAGCCGTTTGCGTTTGCGGTGTTCCTGAGTTTCGGTGCGCCACTGATGCACCTCACACAGTATCGTGGGGGTATATACAACCTAATGAGCAACCAATCCGGTATCGGTAAATCCACAGCGCTCATGGTGGCAAACAGTATATGGGGTCATCCGGTAGACCTGATGCTGCAAAAGGACGACACCTACAACGCACGAATTCACCGTATGGGTGTCTTGCAGCACTTGCCTATTACCATTGATGAAATTACCAACATGTCCCCGATTGAGATGTCGAACATGGTGTACGCCGCAACTGCTGCGCGTGGTAAGAACCGCCTCCAAGCCAGCACCAATGCAGAACGGGTGAACAACACGACATGGCAAGCACCCACCTTGGTGTCCTCCAACAGCAGCCTGATCGACAAGCTGTCAGCAGAAAAGGATTTCCCTGAAGGCGAGCTAATGCGAGTGATGGAGGTGGCTGTACAGCGTTGCACGAACTTCACGAAAGCTTATACAGATGCCCTATTCGCTAAGTTGTACTCAAACCATGGTGTTGCAGGTGAGTTGTATATGCACCATGTTGTGAACAACATTGATAAAGTGCAAGACATGTTAAAGCTGATACAGGCACAGACCGATAACAGCGCCCACCTAAGTCAGCGCGAGCGGATATGGTCTAACATGGCGGCTATTGCACTGACGGGCGGCACGATTGCTTCGGCGTTAGGTCTGCATAACATTGACGTGACGCGTGTAGCACGTTGGGCATCTGCGCACTTAGCCAATGCGGTTGAGACTACACAGGCATCCATAGATGGTTCGGACAGTCTGGCAGCGTACATTAACCAAAACATCAACAATGTACTTATCATTGACGATAGCGATACAGTATACAAACCCATGGCGCTTCGTGAGCCACGGGGTGAGTTGCTCATACGCTACGAGCCGAACACAAAGACGATTTACCTTACCGCACCACCATTTAAAGCGTGGTGTGTAAAGAAGCAGGTGGGGTATAACGCTTTGGTCAGTAGCTTGACGGCGAGTGGGTTGGATGTTCGGATAGATAAAAAGCGTATGGCAAAAGGTACGTTGCTTAGTACGCCCCCTGCTAATGTCCTAGTTATTCACGACCCGCATAGCCGTGTGTTTGATATGGATGCAATTGTCGATGTACCAAAAGAAGCTCCTAAAGTCTAAATTATCTACAGTGTGCATCGTTGATGCAGAGGGTGTTTCCTATACGTTCGATTGGGCAACATTCTCTGTGGGGGCTAGTGTGTTTATCCCCTGCGTAGCTACGGCTCGGGTTGCGGAGATGTTGGTCAGCAGTGCACGCAAGCGCCGTATTAAGTTACATATCGTTGTAGGCGAGCGTAATGGGTTTTGGGGTGTTGGTGTATGGCGCATGCGCTGATATAATGCGCAAGTCAACACGTCCATGTTGACTCTCCTTGGTTGTAACTTACCCCGGTCTCGTGCCGGGGGTTTTTTATTTAGGAGCTGCTTTTTGGATCGCTGATCGCATTGTACGCATATCACTGAGTATGATTTTTTCGATCTTGTTAATCTCGTCAATCTGCTTGCGTTTCTCGCTGGACTCCATACCTTGTAGATGCGTAAACATCTCGCGTGTGGCACGAAGCTCAGACAAGTCCTTAAGTTTTTGGTTGATGTAAGGAGCCGCCGCTAAAAGGTGGTAGTTCTTTTCCACGAACTCAGCGTACTTCACAGGGTTCTCTTTTTCCAGCATGTTCTTAGCCGCCACCGCCTCGGTTACCTTTTGACGGAAGTCATAAAACTCATCCTTAACACGCGACCCCGCAGGGTTCACCAACGCAATATTTAGGAACGGTAATTGCGCAAGTGAGCGATCAGGTCTAGCAGGATTTAACGAAGCGTCTGTTATGATTAATGCAGATGCCCCCATAAGACCGAACGTACCACGTAGCCAATTATCTACTTTGAGTGGAGATACATCCGCTGCCTTACCAACCGCCTTCGCTATCTCTGAGGTATTGGAGGTGTATTGCAAAGCGGGTGGACGCTCTTGCATAGCTTTCGGCACAATCTCCCGATGCGTAAAGAACGAGTAGTTTGTCACGTTCTCGATAGAAGACTTCAGTATGGGTGGTATTGGCACGTTGCCGTAGTTCTTTAGCCCAGCCATAAGGGTATCCGACACCGCATGCCCAATACCTCGATCTTCACCCTTCGCTGCGTACTTCATGTAACTTACGGCGCGTTCTGGAATTGACTTAAACATAAATCCAAATTCCGGTGGTACAGGTATCTTAATGGGTGTATTAAGCCCTAAACCTTCGTTGATTGACTTAGGCAGAATCCAGTTACGGTCTCGCACTTCGTCAGTCAAGTCGTCGTACTGCTCGTCATCTTCCATCGACAGCGCGTAGAGCGTACCCAGCGCAGTCATCATTAACACGCGGCTTATAAAATACTTACGTGCGGCGGATTTACTTAACCCTGTCGATGAATCTTTACCAGAGAATCCGCGATACATCAGATCCAAACCTTGCGCGTAAGCGTTAAAGAATGGCACAGTCTGTGAAAGTACATTCATGGCGGTTGATGAACCGCGACGGTTAAAGTTAATAAGCTCACGCGCACGAACCACCGCAACAGCGGGGTCACCTGTTTCTTTTAGTGTCTGATCGTACACTGCCATACGCGCAGCCATATCGGAGGCTTTAGTCACTTGCTCAAGTTTATTAATCAACCACTTAACCCCACCGCGCTTTACTGCGCCTGTTTGGTACTCAAGCGTTTCAATTGGGTTGATTGGATTAAAGTCGTAGGCACCAATAACACCTAAGCTAGTTAACCTACGTTCAGTAGCAGACTCTTTGTTGACCCATGCCCCAAACCATGCGCGAGGGAAATTGTATAAAGTCTTGCCTAACACCGCAATGGGGTTCTTTACACCCGACAAAAACATTGCTCGCTGTGCATCGTTTATTACTTGCAGTATAGCAAACTGGGGTGTTGCGGTAACCGTTGTGCGCAGTAAGCGTGACGATGCACCCAGCAGTTTTAACGCGCTTGATTTAATTTCTGGGGCTTGCACAAACGCCGCAAAATCATATGGGCTATCAAGCTCGAAGTACACAGGTTCGCCATTCTCGTATAGCTTTGGCACAACCTTGTGGGTATCAGTTGCTTGGTTCATCGATGGCAACTTCTTAGCCATATCTACGCCCGGTGCAGCCATAACATTCAAGAGGCGAACAGCCGCAGAGTTGCGCATGGATTGGTCAACCATCCACGCCATTGTGTTCATGTAGTTATCTACGACGTTTGCCACTGGGCGATCAAACGAACCACGTAGCGCTGGCAGTGCGCCTAGTGCGGTAATACCCTTGCGCGTTGGGCGTTGTGTAAGGGATACATCTTCGTATACGTTTTTCTCTCGGTCGAATGGCACATAGTTAACCACAGACTTCCAGAAGTCACCAAGATCCTTACTGATACGTCCTGCGGTAATCATAGCGTCTACGGCGGATTCCCTTGACGCGTTCATGATGCGCTGTATTTCTTGCAATTCAGGGGACGCACGGAAGGTTTGTTCTAACGCATCGATCTCCGCAAAGCTCATGTGCAACCGAATCTTCTTCTCACGCGTCTCATCGGCTTTGTCAAAATCGCCAGACGATTCATGCGCTACAGCAAGTTTCTCAAGCTCAGTGTTTTCTTTGCGCAAGTCATACAAGCGCATGCCTTCAAGTACTGTGGCGACCTTACCTTTTGTAACGTTGAAGGCTTCGTTGTTTGTCTTGGACAACGCTTTGATTTCTTCAACCACCTGACGCGCAGACATCTCTTTGCCGTTAGCGTCTTTGAGTTCGTAGCTTTCCCAGAACCCATCCTTGTTCATGCGCAAGCCACCTTGATTGAACACATCGAGCGCTACACGGGCGTGGTCAAACGCCTGTCGAATAAACTGCACAGGGTTGACATCACCAAGCGAATTGCGCACACCTTGATCGAAACGCGCACCTAGCTTTGTGGCAATAGGCGCAAACACATCCACAGTTCTTTGGCGGAACCAATCAGTCCAACCGATATCGCTCTGTGCTTGCACGGCGGCAAACTGTGTCATGGCTGTGCGTTGTGCTTGGGATTTAGCTTGGTTAATCGTTGCCCATGACTTAGGTACGATTTGACCCACGGGAGTGTTTACACTTTGCGAGAGCTGCACGATGTTGGAATCGTCCATCTGCTTTTGGTCAACCAACTGATCTAGATTGCTGATATCAACGGACGCGGTTGGAGTTTGGTTGTAAGCGGATTTGATTTGGTTAGGCTCAAACGCTAGTGCCTCACGGATTGAGCCATCTTCATTTAGATAAATTATCCCGTCGTAGCCTTGTTTCTTAGCGCGGGAAAAAAGTTCGGTAGTTAGGTTGCCTTTTGTTTCGTATGCTTTTTCTACGATGTCTATCGCTTTGTCTTGAGACATACCTAACGCTTGCAACACCTGTGTAGCAGGAGCTTGCCCGTATTTGTATGTAATCTGTAGTGGGTTTGAAATGTTTGCATATAACGGCATTACATTGCTGCCACCCGCACGCTTGTCTCCAAACGCGCTCTCCATGGCGTAGCCACCCGCAAACTCAGGGTCGGCGGTCATATAAATACCTTTGCCTAACCCGCCCTCTTTGCTAGGTTTAAATATGGATATGTCTTGGTCTGTGCCGTGGTACAACCGTATAGGGTTACCATCTGCATCCACAACCTTACTACCTTCAAACCACTTCTTGAATTCAGGTGTGTTGGGTGCTTGTGGTTTTGTTGTTAACTCTGACTCTAGTCGATAAGGTTTTCGCCCTATGCCATTCATTGTGTCCGCAACGGCACCCCGCCAAACGATGGGGTTAACAGGACCCATCGAATTAAGGTAGTCCGCAACAGCTGAGTTAGGCAAGAACTGCTTACCCGTAACTGCTTGCACAAGTGCGCGTAATTTTGTTGCCAACGCTTTAAAGAACTGCTCAACAACACCCACTGCCTTAGCATCGGTCGATGCCCAACGCGATACGTTATCGGCAAACCACTCGGAAAAGCTAGTGAAATACTCAAACTTTGTCGTTGCGGTTGCTGGTTTTGCCCTATCTGCTGCGGACGCATTAGCCAATAATGCATTTGCTGTTTCTCGATTACGCAAAGATTCTATTAACTGCTCGATTGTCATATTTTTCGTAGAGGCTTCCCACGCAAGATATTCTTTGGCAATTGCTGTTTTAGTTGCGTCTGGCGCGTGGATAAACGCCGCGTACTCCAACCCATGCCCAAACTCGTGTGAAAGGACTTCCTGCGCCATCTCTTCTGACATGGTGGGGGAGAGATATATCGCAAAGGTATCTAACCGAGGTCCGAAAGGAACCATAGTCCCATACGCTGTTCCTCTATCCCCCATTTGTTCAAGCGTCCCATATGCCCCATGCAACATGTATCTATCTTTGTTACCAAGTATGTCGTTGCCATTAACCAAAAACACGTTAATGTTACCCATACCAAGTTTCTGCATAAGTGCCGTTAGGTATTGCGTATACCGTGGGTCAACACCTTCAGTGGCTACTACGTTGTTTGTGGCATTTGTAAATGGCCCATCGGGGTATTGCGCAAGTAACGCATTTTCCCGCGTCTCGATGGCAGTGCGCGCTTCCAATAATTCATTGAGTTGCGGTTTACTTAACCCCAGTAGGTTACTTGCTTGCGACGAAGAAAATCGTGATACGTCTATCCGGTTATTTTTAATTACGGTTGGTGTTAGCCCCAAAGCGAATGGTATGTAAATCGTAGAACCGCCAAGTCGATGTTCTCGTATCAACCCGATATTTTGGTTTGTATATACCACATCCCCAATACCCTTTATAGGGTTGAGTTGTAATGCCCACGGCTCAATCACCCCAGAAGCAACACGCTGCTC